GTACAACACGTCACCAAGGGAGGCAAGTGATGAATCCGTTACTGACCAAAAACTACGTGGCCGAGGCGGCCATCTCGCCCTTTCGCATCGTCAAGCTGGGCGCAGCCGACGGCCAGGTGCTGCAGGCCGCGGCGGCCACTGATGCCCTGCTGGGCGTGACCGACCTGGCGGCGGCCGTCAACGAGCGCGTGGATGTCCACACCCACGGCCTGGTGGACGTCGAATACGGCGGCACCATCGCCCGCGGCGACGCCCTCACCGCCGACGCCAGCGGCCGCGCGATTACGGCGGCACCGGCCGCCGGCGTCAACAACCGCATCATCGGCTTTGCCGAGGTGGCCGGCGTGGTGGGGGATATCGGCAAGGTGGATATCGCCAAGGGCCAGATCCAGGGTTAACTGACAGGAGATTGATTCGATGAGCAAAGCACCCTTTCCCATCCAGCCTGAACTGACGGCGATCGCCATCGCCTTCCGCAATATGCGGCTGATCGCCGACGACGTATTGCCCCGTGTCGGCGTGGGCACCCAGGAGTTCAAGTACCTGGAGTACAACAAGGCCGACCGTTTCACCATCCCGGACACCAAGGTGGGCCGCAAGAGCAAACCCAATGAAGTGGAGTTCGGTGCCACCGAGCAGACCGCCAGCACCGAGGACCACGCCCTGGATGACCCGGTGCCCCAGGCGGACATCACCAATGCGCCGCCCAACTTCAACCCCCTGGGCAATGCCGTCGAGGGCATCATGGACCTGATCCTGCTGGATCGCGAGAAGCGGACCGCGGACCTGGTGTTCAATGCCGCGACCTACCCCACAGCCAACAAGGTGACGCTCGCCGGCACCAGCCAATGGTCCGACTTCACCAATTCCACCCCCCTCGACGACATCATGGCCGGCATGGATGTGCCCTTGATGCGCCCCAATGTCATCGTCATGGGCCGCGAGGTGTTCACGAAGCTGTCCCAGCACCCGGAGATCAACAAAGCGGTGCACGGCAATTCGGGTGACAGCGGCATCGCCCGCCGCCAGGCGCTGGCCGATCTCTTCGAGGTGGAGGAGGTGCTGGTGGGCGAGAGCTGGCTCAACACCGGCAACCGTGGCCAGGAGGCCGCCTTGGCCCGTGGCTGGGGCAAGCATTGCACCCTGATTCACCGCAACCGCACCGCCAACACCCGCCGCGGCGTGACCTTTGGCATCACCGCCCAGTGGGGCGGCCGGGTCGCGGGCAGCGAGCGTGATCCCAATATCGGCATGCGCGGTGGCCAGCGGGTGCGCGCCGGCGAGTCTGTCAAGGAGCTGGTAACGGCCTCGGACGTCGGCTACTTCATCCAGAACGCCGTCGCATAACCGGATACCTCGTAGAAAAGGTGTGGTCTACGCCCACCGGGACCATGAAAGGCGGGAGTCGTTGGCGTAGCGGCTCCCGCCGCCAAAAGGAGATTTTCAGATGCCCCAGTTCCCCGTCAAATCCCCATTGAAGCACGATGGAAAACCCTATACCCCCGGCAAAACCGTGACGATGGAGCTGACCGACGCCCAGCCCCTCATCGAGATCGGCGTGCTCGGCAAGGCGAAAGGCGGCAAGGGTGCGCAGAAGGGCAAGGCTGAGCAGTAAGCAATGCCCTACGCCACCCGGCAAAACATGGTCGACCGCTTCGACGAGGAGGAGCTGGTCCAGCTCACCGACCGCAAGGACCCGCCGGCGGGCATTATCGACGATACGGTGCTGACCAAGGCGCTGGACGATGCCTCGGCGCTCATCGACGGTTACCTGCAGGGCCGCTACACGCTGCCCCTGGGCAACGTGCCGGTCACCCTCGAGCGCATCACCTGCGACATCGCCCGCTATTACCTATACGAGGATGGCGTGACCGAGGTGGTGAAGCAGCGCTACCAGGACGCGGCAAAGTACCTCAATGACGTCTCAGCGGGCCGCATCGACCTCGGCCTCGACAGCAGCAACAACCCGGCGACGGTCAGCAACGCCCCGGACTATCAGGCGCCGGACCGCGTGTTCACCACGGACACCCTGAAGGACTTCTGATGGACCTGGACCTTGACCCCTGGATCAGACGCATCCGCGACAACGTGAGCGACCTGAAGGGCGTCGACGGCGCGGCCGAGCTGGCGGCGGTCAAGGATCTGTCCCAGCGCGCCCCTTATGCCTGGGTGATCCCGGTGGCCGAGGATGCCGGCAGCAATGTGCTGCTGAATGCGGTCTCCCAGCGGGTCGTGGAACGGATCGGCGTGGTCATCGCCGTGCGCAACCGGCGCGACGCCCGCGGCCACACCGCCCACAACGTGCTGCGCTACATCCGGCGCGAGATCAAGAACACGCTCATCGGCTGGCTGCCGGACCCGGACCAGGACGAGGTGGTGTTCAGCCGCGGCCGGCTAATCGATTTCTCCGACCAGGTGATCTGGTGGCAGGACGAGTATCAGTGGGCCTATGACGAACGCACAGTGTAGGAGGCAATGATGGCAAGACAAGGCGGCAGCTACATCAAAGACAAGAACGGCCGTGAGCGCCTGACCGGGCGCACACAAGATCATCCGGAGGGCAACCGGCCACGGGACGATAAGGGCAGGCCGCTGGATGCGCCCCCGAAGAAAGCGGCACCGGCCGCACCCAGCGGCAAGCAATAGGAGGTAAGTCATGGCGCTCAAGTTCAAGAAGAAGATCATTCTGGCCAAGATCGAGACGACCTATGGCACCGATGCCGTGCCCACCGGTGCTGCCAACGCGATCCTGGCCCTCAACGTCAACATCACTCCCCTGGAGGCCGTGACCGAGGAGCGCGAGCTGGTGGGCTTCGGCGCCAACGAGAAAATCCACGTTGGGGCCACCGTGCTGGTGGAGTTCGACGTGGAACTGGCCGGCAGCGGCGTGGTGGACACGCCGGCGGCCTATGGGCCGCTGATCCGCGCCTGCGCCATGTCCGAGACGGTCAATGCCGCCACCAGCGTGGCATACGACCAGGTCAGCGCCAATGAGGAGGCGGTCACTGCCTATTTCCATCTCCACGGACAGAAGCATGCCATCCTCGGTGTGCGCGGCAGTTGGGGCATTCGGGTGACCAGCCCTGGCCAGGCCTTCATCCATTTCAAACTGGTCGGGCTGTGGGCGGACCCGGCCTCGGTCGTGGACCCGACGCCGGATTACACCGCATTCAAGAAGCCGGTGGCCGTCAACAACGCCAACACCACCTTCTCCCTGCACGGCTATGCCGCCCGCTTGGTGGAACTGACCCTGGACCAGAACAACGAGACGCCCTACCGCAACCTGGTGGGCGTGGAGGAGATTGCCGTGGCCGACCGCGCCTGGAGCGGCTCGGTGACCATCGAGGCGCCGGCACTCTCCGCCAAGAACTTCTTCACCACGGTCAAGAACGACACCATCGCCGCCCTGCAGCTGGTGCACGGCAAGACGGCCGGCAACATCATCCAGATCGATGCCGCCCGGGCCCAGCTCGACAGCCCTCAATATGGCGATGCCGACGGGCTCACCACCCTGCAGATGGGTATCACCCTGTTGCCGTCAGCGCCCTTCGCCGACGACGAGATCAAGCTGACCACGAAGTAAGGAGGACCGATGTTCAAGCTAGAGCAGCCCGACACCATCACCTGGCCGGTCAAGGTCAAGATTCCGGCCAATGGCGGCAGGACCAGGAAAGCCTCATTCGATGCCGAGTTTCGTCTCCTGGATCAGGACGAGATCGATGCCACCCTGGCGGATGCCGTCGACGATATCGAGTTTATCTGCCGGGTGACCGTTGGCTGGTCAGGCGTGCAGGACGAGGATGGCGACGACCTGCCCTTTAGTCATGCGGATTGCTTATTCATGGCCAAGATCCCCTACGTGCGCCGCGCCATGATGCAGGCCTTCTGGGACGCCACCTTGGGAGCGGCGGAAAAAAACTGATGGCCGCCGCCCGCCACTGGGCCAACAGCGGGCGGCGCGGCGGAATGGAGGAGGTTGAGACCGACCTCGATGCCTGGGAGGCGCCACCGGATATCCGTGACAGCTATCTCAGCGCAGAGGAGGACGAGGACTTCGCCGTGTTTCCGCAAAACTGGGATACCACCCAACTGTTCCTCTCCGTCTCCACCCAGTGGCGTGTCGTGCCTGGCGGCGCCGTGCTCGGCCTTGATTATAGCGCCGTCGATGTGGCCATCCAGCGTTTGGTACTGGAGCTGACACCGAACCATTTTCGGGGCCTGCAGCAGCTGGAATCCGCCGCCATGACAGAAATCAACAAACGACTCGATGTCTGATCTCACC